ATGTATCTCAGCCTACGGGTGTCCAAGTTACAGCTTTAGTGGCTGGCCAGGCAGGCGCATACCAGATGCGCCTTGTAGGAGCCACGGGGTTTGGCGCTGGTATAGTGAAAGTTACCGCCACCATGCCAGTTCTATACACGTCTAATGACGCGCTTCAAGATCGGGGTGTCACTCTATCTGGCAGCCACTTTCAGCCGTCACAGGATGTTATCTACGCCAATCTTAATATAGGGTCTACGAACTTAGGGAACGCCTTCCCAGGCCCCGCTGTAGACGACTACCCGCAAACTGGGTCGGCAGGAGTTGATCCAAATACAGGGTTAGCATCGACCGTAGGAACAGGCGGTCTTTCATGGTTTACAGCATCTACAGCTTTGCCAGTCGGCATTCCTTATTCTGCCAACCCAACTGACGGAACCACCTTTTCCGCCGATAGCGTAACATATACATGGAAAACAACTCCTGTCACTCCATGCCCTAATGGGGGAGCGGCTTGTGATATTAAGATCGGTGCCAATCTAATCGCGTCTCTGCTTACTGCGGTTGCGGGCGTGAACGCTAATGATAGCGCCATATTCATGCAGGAATACGCTGCTGGCGGCCCGTGGAACGTGTTTGATTTCGCTACACAAGAAATTGGAGGGGCACTCATTTCAGGTAGTGCTTATCCAGACTCGTCAACCATAGCAAATCTGACAGGAACGTCCTGCATATCTTTCGGCAATTCCTATATCCATCATGCGGAAACATTCGACTTTAGTCAGGCAATAAATAGCATCGCCTACAACGTCCAGGTGAACTATTCTGAAGGAGACTCGTTCGATCTTGGGCCAGCCGTCAATGTGATCTACCGTGCAATGAAAGCCAACAACCCAATTTACGATATGAGCGGAACACACTCAGACGGTCTCCAAACGCAAACAGGCGGAGGATTTACTAATTCAGCTTCAACCGCTGTGTGGGACCAAAACGTTACCATTGAAAACTCTGACATGATTACGCCAACCGACGCCGTTTTGGCGCAGTCGGCGCATACGACACTGGACAAGTTTGGTCTGGCAGAGGCGATGGCTAATTTGGAGCTATCAGGTATCCAGATGACGTGGCCTCTCAACAACAGCATCATTAGAAATAACGTGTTCTTTGTTCCCACTACCGGCATTCAAGCGGCTTCGGTGTCCAACACTGTGTTTGCAAATAATGATTTCCTTCGCCCAGGTGTCCCCGGCAGCATTGATGGAGGCGCTATTGTTGGCGTAGGAATTAAAGCGGAGTACGCTGGTAGTAACACGTTTCCCCTCCACAATACTTACGTTAATAATTTGACCAATGGTGTTGGGCTAGGCGTTACGGCGACAAATCCAGGCTACTGCACAATTCCTGACCCTTCGACGTTCGCCAAGAACCTTTCAATCCCGCCTATCGAGGACGGTGTTCTACAGGGTTCTATTCAAGACATGGGTTATTGGTGCAGTCCGTCAGGAACTAACGCTGAGATGAACGGGGCTGTTAATGTCAATGGTTGCGCCAGCCAAGGTGGGCAGGCTGTTATTGTCACATATCCAGGCACGGAATGCGGCATTACCGCAACTGCGCTGACGGGTACGGGCGGAATTATGCAGGCATACGCTCCGATCTGGACTGCTAATAAAGGCATTATCGACCTGTCAACTCTTAATCCTAAACCCCCAGGCTATCCTGGCGCTCCTACGGGCGGGCTGGTTTGCGCCGGGACTAACGTTACTGGCGTCTCCACAACCAACCATGACGGCTTGCCGTGGGCAGGCGGGGCGGGCTGTGTGGGGATAGGGGCCTATTGATGCGCGGGATTATCTCACTATTTTTAGTTGCCGGTCTTGGCTGGACACTATCAAATAATACTGGTGGCGTTGGCGGCGGAACTGCTTCGCCGATTATGTTTCAGCATATCGCGTCCTCGACCAACCCAACCGGCAACGGCATCGCGGGGCGTGCTTTCGTTGTCGCGACTGAACCACTTCCTGCCAACTCTGTTGCGGTGATTTTCGTTTCGGCTCTCGTAGGTAAGACGGTCACGATTAGCGACACGCTAGGAGCAACATGGACAAATCTTTGCGCTGCGAGCGGAGGAAGCGGAAATGCAGAGGCATGGGCCTTCGTTGCTCCGCTCGGCGCTACGGGGGGCGCGGATAAAATCACCATTGGCGTGGGCGCGTCGAATACCCAGCCGGTTCAATATGACCTAACCGTTTGGGAGAACATCAACACCACCACACCAAGCGGCGGTTCGCATTGCTCGGCAGTCAACGGAGTAACGCCCGCCGCTGGCGTCATCACAGATACCGGCAGTTTCACCCCGACGAACAACAACGCCAACGGCGGCAATGTCATCGAAACCTATGTTCCGGTCTGCACCGGCTTTGCGGGGGGTAACACGTCCAGTTGGACTGCCGGAAGCGGCTTCACGCTGCTCAATTCTGAGATCATCTGGACGAATAACCAAGGGTTCCCGAACGCGGTCCAGTGGAAAACTCAAACGACTTCGGCGAGCTACACGCCGACGATAACCGAGAGCGGCGACACAGTGGATTGCTTCAACATGGCGACAGTGGCGTTACAGGTCGCGAACAATAGCCAGACAGCGCCTTCCACCATTCATATCGCGAAGATCATCCATGAGTCGATGGTTGCGCCGGGAACTACGACCATCGCGACAAAACAGGAATGGACCGGCAATCTTCGTATTGCGACGTTCACTTGGACGGGAGGATGTCCAGGCGGGGGCGGTTCTTGCCTTACGTCGAGCAGCCCCGTCACAAGCAGCGATGGGTGCGTGTGGACCCTAAAAGGCGTCGTAAATGGCGGCTCGGGGATTGCCTATGCGCAGAACTGCTCGACCAATTTGACCGGAGATACAGTGACGCTACATCTGACCTCGGCGCTGGCATCAGGTCAGTTTTCGTTCCGCCTGTACGATGTGACCGGCGCGGCGGCGGCGAGCTTTCAAAACGCTACCACAGACGCCTCGGCAGCCTGCGGCACTTCGTGGTCGAACATGCCAGGGAGCTTCACCCCGACTGGCGCAACTGCGGGGGTTGTCTTTCATGCGATGGGCAACGGAAATGGTCCCATTGTCGTAACGTCGCCAGCTAACGAGACGTTTGATCTGTGGACCTTCACAGGAATAACAGACTCTGATCTAGCCGATAATGCTGACGACTCGGACCATACATACTATTCTGGAAGTATCCCCACACTCTCATGGAGCGGCACCAAGGCGCACGGCGCGGACCAATGTTACTACATGTCGGCGGCTTTTAACTGAGCATGACAATGGCTAAAGGCGCAAAGAAAGTCAGGACCGATCCCGCTGAATCAGGCGCGGGGGCATACTAATGCCCACCGTCTTCGACTGGCTCGCGTCATGCAAATCCTCCGCCGAACGCTTTGTCATGGGCGCCTTCCCATGGGGCCAACCCGGAACTAGCCTCGCCAAATGCACCGGGCCCGAAGCTTGGCAACTTGGCACCCTCCGCGATATCGACGCCGGTATCCTCTCCCCCGCCGCCGCGATCCGTCTTGCCACCGCCTCAGGCCACGGCGTAGGCAAATCCGCCTGTGTCTCTTGGATCATCCTCTGGGCTTTCTCCACCTTCCCCGACACCCGCGGCGTCGTCACCGCCAATACCGAAACCCAGCTCAAAACCAAAACCTGGGCCGAGCTCGGCAAATGGTTCAACCTCTTCATCGCCAAGGATTACTTCACCCTCACCGCCACGGCCCTCTTCTGCAAAGATCCCGAACGCACCTTCACCTGGCGCATCGATCAAGTCCCTTGGTCCGAGCGTAACACCGAGGCCTTCGCCGGGCTCCACAACCAAGGCCGCCGGGTTCTTCTCATCATGGACGAAGCCTCTGCCATCCCCGACAACGTCTGGGAAGTCGCCGAGGGCGCCCTAACCGACGCCGATACCGAAATCATCTGGCTAGCCTTCGGCAACCCCACCCGTTCCATCGGCCGATTCCGCGAGTGCTTCAACCAAACCGGTCACGGTCGGTTCTGGATCAAGCGTCAGGTCGATTCGCGAACCATTTCCTTCACCAATAAAACCCAAATCAACCAATGGATCGAAGCCTACGGCGAGGATTCCGACTTCGTTCGTGTCCGCGTCCTCGGCGTCTTCCCCCGCGCGGGTGAGATGGAATTCATCTCCGCCGCCGATGTCGACGCGGCGATGTCCCGCGAAGCCCATTCCGCCCTTTCCGACCCCCTCACCCTTGGCTGTGACGTCGCCCGCTACGGCGCGAACGAATCCGTCATCGCCTATCGCCGCGGGCGCGACGCCCGAACCATCCCCTGGGAGCATTACCGTGGCATCAATACTGTCGAGCTTGCCTCCCGAATCAACGCTGGATCCGACGCCCACAACCCTGACGGGATCTTTATCGATGGCGGAGGTGTGGGTGGGGGAGTTGTCGATAATGTTCGATCTCTCGGCCGCCATTGTTGGGATGTCCAGTTCGGAGGCGCGGCCGATGTCGGTGGTAGTGCCACCGGGAACACGGGTGAGGTTTACGCCAACAAGCGCGCTGAAATGTGGGGTGCCATGCGGGCCTGGATTCGTGCCGGTGGGGCCCTTCCGAACGACACCGACCTCCGAAGGCAGTTAGTCGCGCCCCTCTACGGACTTGACAACAAAGGCCGGATACAGTTAGAACGTAAGGAGGATATGATGAAACGCCTTGGTTCAGACTCATCCCCCGACCGTGCCGATGCTCTCGCCGTTACCTTCGCCTATCCAATCCAATCCCAGCGCCAGCTGGACCATTGGGGTCAGCCCAAATCCACGGTCGAATTCGAATACGACCCGTTCGCAGAGGAGATGATGGTAGCATGAGTCACGCATTCTCCGGCCTCTTCGGTGGCGGTCACGCCGGACCATCCTACATCCCCATCCCCGCCGCGCCGACCGCCAACACCGCGCTGACCCCGGCCCTCGCCCCGACTCAGGGCCAAATGCCGGGCACCGGCGGGCAGACTCCAAGCTTCCTCGGCTCCTCCGTCCTTCCGCCGCAAGCCGGTCCCGGCGGCGGGAACCAAAAACGGTTGATGGGACAATGAAAGCCCCAGCCGCGCCGAAGCCCAAAACCCCGGCCGATCCGACCGACAATATCCCCGCGCCATATCTCCAAATGGCCGCCGCCCGGATGGTCGCCTTGGGCAAAAAGGTCTTTGAAAACCAACCCGAACCAGTGAGCCCGCCCGTTGCGCCAAGTCAGTCAAGCTGACATCGACTACCGGCGTTACGCCGAGTCGTACATCCTAGGCATGCGGGTCAACCGCTATTCCTGGTGGACGCATTGGCGCGCGCTCGCCGACTACTACCTCCCCCGGCGGTACAAATGGCTGATCACCCCCAATCAACAAAACCGGGGTTCGCCGATCAACCAACACATCGTCGACTCCACCGGCTACCTCTGCGCCCAGAACCTCGCCTCGGGCCTGATGTCCGGCAAGACCTCGCCCATCCAACCCTGGTTCGGCCTCACCGCCGGGCGGGAAGATTCCACTGGCACCACCCCGGTCAGCCTCTGGCTCGGCCAAGTCGAGCGGCTCCTCAGGGCGATCTTCTCCGAGTCGAACTTCTACCCCTGCATGCATCAATACTTCATGGATCTCGTCATCATGGGTACCGCGGTGATGCTGATCTACGAAGACTTCGACGATGTCATCTGTTGCCGAAACCCTTGCGCCGGGGAATACTACGTCGACATCGACCAGCGCTACCGCCCGACCATCCTCGGCCTTGAGTACGTCCAAACCATCCGCCAGGTGGTGAAGGAATTCGGCTACGAGAACTGCTCCTCATCTGTCCAGCGCTCCTACGACCTCCCCAACGGCGCTGGCCTGACCCGCGAGATCATCCTCGCCCAGCTAATCGAGCCCAACGATGACTCCCGCGGCTTCTCCGTCTCCAAACGCTTCCCCTTCCGCGAATGCATCTTTGAATGGGGCGGCTCCGCTTCACCCCAGAACAATAGCGGAGATAATCGCGGCTTCCTGCGCAGAGGGGGCTATTACGAGCAGCCAAACATCACCTCCCGCTGGTACCTGGTCTCCAACGACCCGTATGGTCGATCTCCTGCAATGGATGCTCTCGGCGACCAGAAACAACTTCAACTAGAACAACGCCGCAAGGCGCAAGCCATCGACAAGATGATCAACCCGCCGTTGGTCGCCGACATTCAACTAAAAAACAAACCAGCCTCCCTTCTCCCCGGCGGGATCACCTACGTCACCGGCTTCGCCCAATCCGGCAAGCCCGGCCTTGCCTCGATCTACAACTCCCAATTCCCAATTCACGACGTGGTCGAAGACCTGGTCGAGGTCCGCGAACGCATCTCCCGGACCTTCTTCAACCAACTCTTCCAGCCGATGTCACAATTCCAAACCCGGTCGAACGTCACCGCGGTGGAGGTTGAACAACGTCGCGCCGAGGCCCTCCTCATGCTCGGCCCTGTCTTCGAGCGCCTTGACCAAGAAGCCCTCCGCCCGACGATCGAACGCACCTATGCCATCGCCAAACGCGCGGGAATCATTCCACCTCCGCCCCCAGAGATCGCGGGGAAGGACATCGCGGTCAAATTCGTCTCCATGCTCAAGCTCGCCCAAGACTCCACCGATGCCACCGCGATTCAAGAAGTCCTCGCCATGGCCGGGCAACTCGCCGGGGTCGATCCCCAAATCATGGACGATGTCGATACCGGCACGGCGATCAACCTCTACTCCAAACTCCGTGGCAATGATCCCCGGATCATGCGTACGCCCGATGCTGTCGCCGCGATTCGCCAGCAGCGCGCCCAGCAACAGCAAGCGGCCCAGCAGGCCGACATCGCCCAGAAACTCTCCGCTGGCGCCGGGAACCTCGCCTCCGCTGGGATGATCCCCGGAGTCCAGGGCCGCGTGCCACAAGGAGGCCAAACCGGTGCCTAAC